CTAAAAAAACCAATAAATACACAGACGAACGTCAGTGGAAACCAACCGTTGATGATAACGGAAACGGTTACGCAGTCATTCGTTTCCTTCCTGCTATGGAAGGTCAAGATATGCCTTGGGTACGTTATTGGGATCACGGATTTAAAGGCCCTGCGGGTCAATGGTACATCGAGAAATCGTTGACTACCCTTGGTTCTAAGGATCCTGTATCCGAACTGAATTCACGCCTATGGAATTCGGGTATCGAAGATGACAAAGAGACTGCCCGTAGGCAGAAACGTAGATTGCACTATGTCTCTAACATCTTGGTTGTTAATGATCCATCTAACCCTGTTAATAATGGTAAAGTATTTTACTATGAATATGGTAAGAAGATCTTTGATAAAGTAATGGATTTGATGCAACCTCAATTCCCAGGCGAAGAACCTGTTAACCCATTCGACTTCTGGTCGGGTGCTGACTTCGAACTGAAGATCAGAAACGTTGCAGGGTATCGTAACTATGATAAGTCGGAGTTTGCATCAGCTAGTGGTCTACACGAAGGTGATGATGAAAAGTTGGAGTCGGTATATAACCGCCTTCACAGTCTATCGGATTTCCTCGATCCGAAAAACTATAAGTCCTATGCTGAACTTAGTGCAAAACTAAGTAAGGTACTAGGCGAAGCCGGAGTCGCACTGACTACGGCTGAAGCTGTAACGCTCGATGAGACTGCTCCAAGTCCTTCCTTTCCAACGGAGTCGGCTCCGGCGTCGCAGCAAAGTAATGTAGCTCCGTCATCTGATAGCGATGATGATACTATGAGTTACTTTGCTAAACTAGCACAAGAAGGTTAAACACTTCAGCTAGTTGCACTAAGGCCCCAGAGTTTTTCCTTTCTCTCTGGGGCCTTTTTGTATTAACCTACAGAATATGTTTTGTCTGAGTTATTTCTTCCAGCAGTAGCTTTAGTACCAACCACAGTTGTATTAGTACCATTCCTCTGTGCCATAGGATCAGTCTTTTTATTGTCATTGATTTGAACTATTTGCTGCATACGTTTCATTTCAGCGTTGTTCATTTCTTCAGCATTAAGTTCTTGTCCTGATGTTGGAATCTCTTGTGGAATAAGCTCACCAGTTTTCTTATTCAAACCTGCATAATCATATACAGCATCTGGAATAACAGAACTTACGGCCTTTTTAACCCAACCAAACCAGCCATCTGATTTAGATCCACCTGTTGGAAGTATAGATCTTAGTATTGGTTTAAAGAAAGCATCAATACTTGGCATAAGACTACCAATTACATCTTTTAATAATTTCTTACCTTTTGAAACCCATTCTTTAAATGTATCAACCGGTGCGCTAATAAACTTGTACAACTGATCTAATATCTTATTCCACCATTCAGAAAAACTAAATGAATCTAGTTTTGCTTCAAATGCTTCAAAGCCAAGAGCACCTGCAATCCAAGATAATGCAGATTTACCAAGGTCTAAGATTTGGAATATAAGTCCATCAATAAGACCACCAAGAGCTCCTACTAAAGAGCCTAAGATCTTTTGAAAGATATTACCATTAACCTTTCCCCATGCGTCAAATGCTTCGAAGCCAGCATCAAATATACCAATAAGAATATTAATTGGAATAAGTAAACGACCAAGGATAGCACCAATTGGTTTGAAAGCATCAAAGAACGGTGTAAACGTATTGAATGTATTTCTAATTCCCTTAAATGGTTTAGTGATAGCATCTGTAATAGTAGCAATAATACTTTTTGCTTTACCGCCAGCTTCATCTGTCAATAAAAAGAATTCTTTAAAGTATTTGCTGATTCTACCGAAGACACTTGTTTCAGCTGCAAAAAGTGGACGAATTAGATCCATACCTGCATCGAATTGTCTAGCAATAAAATTGATTGGTCCTTTTAGTGCATCAATTACTCGTTGAATAAGTGTACCTTCAACAAAAGTAGCTCTAATTAAACGGAGTCCATCAACAATTCCATCAGTAATTTTTGCAATTCTTCCAGTTACTCTTGCTTTTGCTGCATCAAATAAATCATCTAGTCGGAGAAATTTTATAAGTCGTTCTCCTAAAAGTTTAGCTGTATCTTTTACTTTACCAAAGCCATTACCAATAACTCTAAAGAAAGCTCTTATTGGTCTTAAGGCTAGGTCATCTAATAATTTTGCAACACCAGTAACGTATCCTTTGACAAGACCAGTAAGTAGACCTGCAATTGCACCGAGACCAGCCATAATACCTAGACCACCAAGTAAACCTACTCCTCCTCCACCACCATCAGCGCCAGCATCTTTAATACCACGATCAACTGGGCCAGCATCTGGTTTAAGAGCATCTAATTTCTTTAGCATTTCTCTGCGCATTTCTTCGTCTAATAGAGAATTGCCTTTAAGTATCTCAACTAACTCCATAATTGAAGTAGTCATTTGAGTAATTTGAGGTTTGATCTCTAGAAGATGTCGCCTTGAATTCCGTGTATGGACTACAATCTCACCGTTTGATTCGGCTAGTTCTTCGAGTATGGGAGCTAATTCTGACATAACTTACTTCCTTGGTGCTGGTGTTTTACTTTTTTGAGTCATAGCTTCTTTGCCATAGAATGCAGCAACAATAGCGGCAACTGATACAAAGTATACTGCAGCCATATCACCTAAAATGGTTGCAGCTTTATCTAAGCCAATGAGGATTGATATAACAACAAAGGCAGGATATAGTAACATACCAAACAAAGCAAACCATGCCATATTTCTCTGTGCATCCTGTTTCTTATCTTCATTCTCCATGTCACTTCTCATATCTTCTAATTCAATCATTTTTTGCTCCATCATCATTTCATTATCACTCACAATACCATCGCCATCTTTATCTAGATGAGCATATTTAGATCCAACTTCTAGTTTCTTTGCGGCCATATCTATTTCCTTTGTTGCTGTTGCAACTTTATATTTTCTTCTTTAATATGTTCCAATAGGAGATGGACGTATATTTCCCTTTCCCACGGCACCATAGTTTCTAATTCAGTTAAAGAATACTTATGATGTTGTACCATTGCAAAGTTAGTTTGGAAATGATTTTCCAGACTATCGTGAGAAAGGGCTAGCCGAAAAAACTTTGGATACCTTCGATATCAAAACTATTTTCGTGACCACAATCACTTTTCGTACACGTAAACTCCACTGTCTTCTTTAACTTCGGCATAGCTTCAAACCATTCCTGCAGTTTATTAAACTGTTTCTGATTTAGATTTTCTATAAACTGATTAAGTTCCGCCTTTGTATTTTCCGACGCAGGATAAACATTTTCTGCATCGTAAATAGATTCAATTGAGGATACCAAAATATCGAAAATAAGATCAATTTCGGCTTCTGAAGTAGAATCATTCATATCCTTTACTGTAGGATACTTCATTGTAACTCCAATAGTATCTGTAAGAGGAATAGTATTCTCTACAGTTTTTCCAATTGGCTCTAATTCATCCAAATTAATATTATAATCATTTGGCGTCTGACACTTTTCACAAGCAAATTTTAGTTTACTTGTTTCACCTACAGACTTAGTTCTCAGTTTTAGAAATACGTATTCTAAATCAAACATTGGATAGTTCATAATATTAATCTTATCAAACGTACAGCTTTGGATCACATCCCTCGTTGCACGAATAATTTGTTTTTGATCTTGTGATTCCATTGCAATCATTAAGATCTTTTCTTCTTTAACTAAGTAAGGCCGATACTCAATTGTTTCACCAGTACTCGGCATTTTTAGTTCATACTTTGTTGCAGTATTTAGCTGTGGCAGGGCCATCATTCACTCCTTGTTATAATTAACCAAATAATTTATTAGCTGCAATTCCAACTAGCGTACCAGCTAGACTTGCAGAGTCAGACCAATCGTCATATGACATAGTAACATTTACTTTTGCTATTGCATTTTCTGATGAGTTCGATAATTCAATTGAAGAAATTGTCGTAGGGAACGCATTTTGTAATGTGCATGTATAAATTGGAATATTGTTTTTATCTAATTGCTGTATAATTACATCTGAAACATAGTCATCTCTATAATTGATTACACCTTTTTCAAAGTCAATAATAGAGTTAGCCCATGAATCAAATACTTCTTTAATATAATAGTCACCAGTAAGAAGAAAAGAAAAGTTTACATCTTCATTAAGATAACCATAAGTCTTTTTAACCATCTTCAATCTAGTTTGATGATCAGCAGTTGTAATTTGTCGGCCAGGTAAAGCACATGACTCGCATAGCAATGAGATATCTCGTG